TGCTCCGCCAATGCCAGAGCCGAGGGATATACCTGCGACAAGCCAAAGGATGTGGTCTAATCGTTCGTTAGCTCTTTGGGCTTGTTTTTTAGCGTTAGCAATGTCAATACGTATGGGGTTTATGTGGTGACGAGAGTCTCCCTCTGTTATTATGTTAGTGTCTCTTTGGAGTTCTATGAGTTGATCGGTGATTTTGTTGATGGAATTGTTTACTTGGGCAAAACCCTCTTGCATTGCCTTTTCTAATGATTCCATTCTTTGATAAATTTTATTCTGATCTTCCATATGTCATTGTCCTTAGTCAAAGGTACAAAAATATTACATATATGGTAAAGTCATAATGGAGAAAAAATATGTACTCTTTTGTGATTGATTTTTTTGAATAGAGCTAAGGTTTCAACTTGGTGTATTTTTCTTGCAAAGGTTTCTATTATGTGATATTCTTTCCTGTCGTAATCGTGTATCATAAACTCACAGTTTCTTGCAAAGTAGGCTACTGCTACCCTGAACCTACCATCTATAAGCATAATATCATACGTGTAGCCTTTTGCGTAACTAAGGTAGTCTGATAGTTGTTTTATAGTTGGTGGATTAACTGGGTATCCCCATGAGGCTGTCTTCCCTATATCAACATGAATAGCGCCGGTCTTTTTAGCCCACTCTATATCTGTTTCTATAGAAGTTACATTGCATATGTCTTTAGCTATAAGAGTTGTTTCTCCTGCTCCATACTCTAAATAGTCTTTATGGTTAGACAGTATTTCTTTAAAGAACTGCTTTTCATTGTTTGAAAAATTAGGTGTTTTCATAGTCTTTTATCATATAATCAATTAGCAGTTTTAGGGAAAGAGGGATTGGCTTAGCCCCCCTCTCCATCTGTGATAGCCATGACTGGGTGTAGCCTATTCGCTCGCCAAAGACTATCTGACTTTCCTTGTGCAGTTTTCGTGCTTTCTTCAACTTATTTCTGTAATCGTCTACCATCCTCTGCTACCTCGTTGGTGATCTATTGCTTTTTGCATTTTATCTACAACCTTTTGATCTAACTCAGCGTCTGTGCTGTAGCTTTGTAGTAAGTGTGATGCGCCATTAAGTAGGTCATAGTCCTTAAATGGATAAGTAGCTCTACCCATGTGCTTAACATAGATTGAGGTGTCTAACCATACATCATACCCATGCTTGCGTGCTAAGTGGCAAAAGTAATAGTCCTCTGATAGGTATCTATTATCGACAACGCCTACCCGGAAGTAGTCATAGTATGTGCCTGCCTCTTCGTCTCCTTCATTCTTGTAATGATGTTCGGGTTCGGCTTTAGCAATAGTCTCAAAAACTTCTCTGTGTATCATCAGGAATCCTGTTCCTGTCTCCATCATTTTGTGCAACTTACCATCTTGACCTAAAGAGCGATTGCATACCGGGCTGTAGGGTAGCTTTTTCTTAAAGTATATTCCACCACAGATCGACTTGTTGTTGGCTCTTAGCTTTACAATGTCTGATGGCTGATAAATAATATCAGAGTCAATAAAAAGCAAGTACTCAAACTTCGTATTGTGTAGAAACTTATGTACAACTTTATTTCTTGCTCGTGTAACAAGAGAATCGCCATTAAGGTACTGTATAGATGCTACAGGAGTGTCTTGAGCGTAAAGGCATTGCATATTTACCTGCATTGCTTGTATTTCAGCCCTTCCATCATAACATGGATAGCCAATTACTACGTCTTTTGTCATTTTTTTTGTACTTTTCGCCATAGGTCTTATTGTTTTTTTAGTGTTGTTTATTGGTTTATGTATTTAATATATGGATATAATTTGTGAAATACCACCCTATCAAGATCATTTTATTTGTAGTGATGATAGGATAGTTGCCCTTATAGCGGCCAAAGGATTAGGAAAGACCTGGAGTGGAGCAAGATTTATTTGCCAACAGATAGCTACACAGCCAAAATCTCAGGGAATTATTATGATGAACTCTCGCCAACAGGCAGAGGACATCTTTGTACAGAATATTGAGCCACTACTTGAGCAGTTAGGGTGGAAGTATGAGATGAATTTCCAAAAACTAAACTTTAAAGTGTTTGGTAGTGTCATACATATTAGAAGCGCTGACCCAGAGGCAGTAAAAAAGATTGAGTCTATTGAATATAGTTGGGGGTGGGCAGATGAGGCTTCGTATTTCCCCTCAGAAACGCTTAGAACGTTTGTGTCAAGGATTAGGAAGGGTAAGGCTATTGTGCGTATTACATCCATGCCTGATGAGCCTGATGCCTATATTTATCAGTTTATAGAGAAACTTATTGAACAGGAGGGGGGTAAGCTGTATGAGCTTGGTCTTATGGATAATCCTGATGTAGAATTTAGAAACAGATACATCCGGTTCCTGAAAAGTATTTATGAAGGGGCGCAACTTGAGCGCTTTTTGTACGGTAAAAGAGTTTCTCTGTCCGGAGATGGTCTGTTTGCTGTTGACCCATCTCAAAAGGGTGACTACCCATACAACCCAAATGATGAAATGATGATCTCTTGGGATTTTAACGTTGAGTACAGGGCGGTTAGCGCTTGGCAACAGATAGGATATGATGAGCGTGGTTATCCTAAAGTGGCGTGCGTAAAGTCTTGGAAATTAAAGAACGCAACAGTCTATGAGGATGCAGAATGGCTCTCAGATGAGCTGAAAACGCACAACAATGTTATACTTATACATGGGGATGCATCAGGGGAGTCAAGGACTGCTCAGGCGACTGATTCTATGTGGAAAACAATACGAGATACTTTTGATAGAAAAAATATTAATTATCATTATATTGTCCCAAGAAGTAACCCTTTGGTAAAGGACACAATCCAATGTATGAACTGGGCGTTACGAGAGGGACTAATTGTGTTTGATGAAGGCGAGAGAGATGTTTATACGTCTTTACAAGCAATGAAATCAGATAAATATGGTGAAATTGACAAATCCATTGACTACCGCTCAGATACAGGCGCTCGTTCTCACCCTGCTGACACAGCAAGATATGCTTGCTACCATTATTTTAAACACTTATACCCCGGTAATAAAGGAGGATTCTTTGTAGCATGAAAGACATTACACTTAAAACAGCTCAACGCAGACAGCAAGCCCTTAATGAGACTAAATATATTGGCTCTTCTATATGGGAGGCAATGATTGTCGGCAAAGGTGCGTGGCAGGGAGATCGTTGGAACAAATCACTTATTATTGAGCAAGCCTATCAGCGTAATGCACCATTTTATAGTGCGGTGAACATGATTACTAATATGGCTGCTAGTTTGCCTATAGAGGTAGAGACTGATGTAAGGGGCAAAAGATCACGTACAAGCAACCACCCTCTGATTAATATGCTTAACAGAAATGAGCCTGTAAGGGATTTTGTTAAGCGACTTCTGTCGTACTACATTGTAACAGGAGAGACTTTTGCAGAGATTGTGATGAACAGCGTAAACTCTCAGCCATTAGGACTGATTGTAATGCCATCTCAGTTCTGCAAGAAAATACAGGGTACAAGATTTAACCCTATAAACGCTATTAAGTATTTAGAAAAAGCTCAGGAAGTTGAGATTCCTTACAATAAGGTGGTGCATATATTTAACCCATCTTTGAGTAACTATTTTGAGGAGCTTAGCCCTGCTATACCTTTGCAAGAGATTATCTCTTTAAATAATAGTGCTATAACATGGAATAAGAATGTAGCACAATCGGGCGGTCTGCCACCTTTTGTTGTCAAAGCAATGGGAGCGAACAAGGCACAGGCTCAAAAGATTAGAGAGGAGTGGATGGCGCAGTCTGGGGCAAAAAACTCACACTTGCTAAAGATTATCTCTGAAAATATGGATATTCAGAAGATGAATGATTCGCCACATGACGCTGAATGGTCACAGGCGGTTACATCAACAATGAGAATGATTTTCATGGTATTAGGCATGAGCAGTAGTTTGCAGAACGATGCCGCCAACAAGACCTATAACAACTACCATGAAGCACGCAAGTCCATGTATATGGAGAACATCATTCCGTTGGTTGAATTAATGCTTGGTGCTATCAACCGGAAGTTACAAATGTACTATGACGACAACCCTACTTTGGTTGTATCAAGAGAGAAGATTGAAGCTATACAGGAGGAAAGAGGTCAAATGATTGATCGTCTTGTAAAAGCAGTAGATGCAGGAATTATAACTGCTAATGAAGCTAGAAAAGAACTTGCACTTAATCCGGCAAAAGGAGCTACTGCTGACATATTGCAAAATTCACGAATTATCAATAATATACCTAAGGTCGATATTAACAATCAAGATGATACCGACATAACTACTAATACCAACGATGCTGATGAAAACGAAGGCTGAAGTCCTCATAGACCAATTAGAAGAAATTGCACGTAATCAGGATGAAATGACTGATGAAACACCATACGACATTGGTGATGTGGTAAATTTGATAGAAGATGGTGTAGAATATATAGGCATTATCGAAGATGAAGATAAGATGGTGTATCAAATCAGAGTTTACGCAGAAGCAGGAAATGAACTTGAGCCAACCGATAAAATATTTTTTAGAGAAGCCGATGAAATCCAATTACACGAACAAGCCGATTCTGTGGATGATAATCCTGAAACTAGAAGTATTTATAATGACGATGAAGAAGAAGAGAAGTCAATTATTGAAGGGCAATATGTCCAATGGGAAACCCAGTCTGTGGGCGTGGTATGCGGACAGGTTCAGGAATTAAAAGACAGCACAGCAACTGTTGAGGTATTCGCTAAGGTAGGCGATATGCACGAGCCAACAGGGGTAACAGTAGAGATAGAAAAAGATAGCCTGTCTCAGAGCGAATTTGAAGTTAAAACACTACCATACAGAATCCTTACAAAGATGGATGAGGTAGAGATTGAGGTAGAAGATAATATTGGTCGATTTAAAGGTATTGGCTCGCAGTATGGCCAAGTAGACTTAGGTGGTGACACCGTTGCTAAAGGAGCGTACACACAGACTTTGAATCATAAGGGCGGTAAGATCAAGTTGTTATTCGATCATGGCTATAAGACTAAAGATATTGCAGGTATTGCACGACTTACTGATTCTGAGAAAGGATTGATGGTTGACGCAGAAATGCCATTAGATGCACAGGATGTAAAAGATGCTTTTATCAAGATTAAGTTCCTGATTGACAGGGGTGAAGATGTTGGCCTGAGTATTGGATATGATCCTATTAAGGTAGCTAGTAACGCTGATGGTACAAGAACATTAAAAGAAATTGCTCTACATGAAATGTCCATTACACCATTTCCTATGGACACAGGAGCCAAGATATTGTACGCCAAGAGTAAACGTATTGCCTATAAAGCAATGCAGTCCTCATGGCAGACAATCAAATCTGATGCGCCACTCGGCAATCAGGGCGACTAAGGCGAAATCACTTAGCGTTATTTAACCCATAAATAAAAACGCAATGAGTCAATTAGAGCAAAAAGATTGGCGAAATGCGGTTGCCGAGCTACGAGAGCTTACTGTACATCAAGTAGATGAGTTAAAATCATCTTCTTCTGAGTACAAAGAGCGTTTTGACAAAGTTAATGAGCGTCTAGATGCCATTGACATGGAAGTCAAAAAAGTAGGTCGCCCTGCACCTTCGCCAGACACCGTAAGAAGTGAAGTAGTCTCTGAGTTCAAAAATGTTGTTAGCGAGTTTGTTAAAGGCAACCGACATGACCTGAACAATAGAGAAATGAAAGCCTATCATCCGGCGCTTGAATCAAAAAATTCCAATTTGGTACGATTTGATTTAGCTTCCGCAGGTGCGCTTTTACTTCCAAACCAAATCTCTGAAGACATCATCAAAGATGTTACAGAGTTTACTCCAATGATGAGCTTGGCTAGAGTTACACCAACTGCACGAGCAAACTACGAGCGAAGAGTTCGTACAAGCCTGCCGGGTGGTCGATTCTTGGCAGAAGCCATTGAGAACGAGAAGAGCAAGCCAACATACGCTATTATCACAATCACCCCTCATAAATATGCTGCCGAGTACGGTATGTCTATTGAGCAAGAGCAAGATACAGGGTACAACCTTGTAAATGAGCTTATGGAAGCCTTTAGAGAAGATTTCTCTGTAGACTTTGGTAGTGCATTTGTAAATGGTGATGGTATTGGCAAACCAACAGGATTTGTTGGTGAAGTAGAGAACTTTGAGACAGCATCTAACGTGCTTTCTACAGACGACTTGATCTTCGCTCAGGATTCTTTGAAAGAGTCATACCAAAACAATGGTACATGGTTGTTTAACAGAGACACAAGAGCTGCTATTCGCTCTCTTATTCTCTCATCAACTAATGGACTGCAGTATACATGGGAACCGGACTTCCAAAGAAGAACTCCTACCCTGTTACTAGGTAGCCCAGTTGCTATTGCTAGAGTAGGTGATTTAGCATCTCCAAGCGACAAAGCTGCTAAGCAGTTTGCTCCGGGGGCAGTCTTTGCCGCCTATGGTGACTTTAATCGTGGGTACGAGGTGGTAATGCACACCGACATGTATCTCATTGATGATGTCTATTCAGAAGCTTCCTCATTTATCAGAAATCTGCACATTATGGCTCGTGTAGGCGGAAAGGTAATTCAGA